CGGCATTCTACCGCAAGAACCGCAAGGCAATGGACGCGGGCGCGTCGTCGTCCTGGCCGGAGCGTTACAACGCCGACGAGCTAAGCGCGATTCAGCACGCAATGAACCTGTTGCAACGCGACGAGTTCGCGTTTCGCTCTGAGTACCAAAACGAACCGCCAGAGATCGACTCGCGACTCGATATACTGACAGGCGACGTCGTGCTTGAAGCCGGGCGTGCGAGGGGCTCGATCCCATCCAGCGCGCACTTCCTGACTGGGTTCATCGACGTTCACAAGAACCTGCTCTACTGGGCGCTCTGCGCTTGGTCGGATCGTTTCGACGGACTCGTCGTCGACTACGGCGTCTTCCCCGAACAAAAACGCGCTCGGTTCACACTCAACGACGCACGACCGACCTTGTCCGACGTCATCCCGAACGCCGGGCTCGAAGGGACCGTCTACGGAGGCTTGCAGAGACTAACGGACGAGTTGTTCGGAACCAACTACCAGCGCGACGACGGCACGTTGATCGAACTTGACCGGCTTCTCATCGACGCAAACTGGGGCGACTCGACCGACGTAATTTACCATTTCATCAAAGAATCTCCTCATCGAAGCAAAATAATCCCCTCTCACGGGCGTTATGTCGGCGCAAAGAATCGTCCATTTGGCGAATATACTATTAAGAGGGGCGACCGTGTCGGCTTACATTGGCGTATACCCGCCGAAAGCACACGCAATGGACTTCGGCGAGTCCTAATCGACACGAACTACTGGAAGACGTTTTTATATGCGCGCCTTACGACAGCGCCGGGCGATCCCGGACGGCTAGCTCTGTCCGGCACAAAACGTGAGAACGCGCTCATCCTCGAACACTTGACTGCCGAGAAACGCACGTCAGTAGAAGCCGCAGGACGTCGCGTTGACGAGTGGCAGGCGATCCCCGATAGAGACAACCACTGGCTCGACTGCTTAGTCGGATGCGCTGTTGGAGCGAATATCCAAGGCGCAAATCTCGATTCGGTCGCGACGACAGCACGAGCAAGCCGCGAGCGCGTGAGTTTCGCAGAAATGCAAAAGCAAGCCAGACAGCAGAGGAGAAGCCGAAGATGACAGAAGAAGACGTCAAGAGACTAAAGGACCAGCTGACGGAGAACCTTGCGGCTCCAAAAGCCGTGCAGACAGACTCCGGATCCGTCGAGAACCAAAGCGTCTCGCAAATGATCGCAGCGTTAGAGTACCTAAAGAAGCAGAACGCCGAAACTGGCGATCCGATGAAACGAGTCGGCATTTACAAATTACGAAATCGAGACTGATGGCTATATTTCGACGCAAAACCAACGAGACGAAACTCGTATTTTCGAAACGTAAGCTGAACGCAGGCTTATACGACGTCCTAAACGACGAAAGCCTGATCAACTTCTGGAAGTCGTCAACGCCGTTGAGTATCGACGCCGCGCTCGATCCAAACACACGACGCAGGCTCCGAGCATACGCACGCAAAGAGACGGCCAACAACAGCTACGCGTTTGGGGTCGCGACAGCGATCTCTAATGCCGTCGTTGGCACAGGGCCGCGCTTACAGATCCACGACCGGCTCCCCGGCGATAAACATAACCAAGCAGAGCACGATTTCGAAGACTGGGCGCAAGAAGTCAACCTCGCTGAGATCCTACGCGCCATGCGGTTCGCTCGTGTTCAAGACGGCGAGTCGTTCGGACTCATGTATACGAACGAAAAGCTGTCCGGGGCGGTCAAACTAGGCTTTATGGCGATCGACGCCGAACGCGTCGCAGGCGAGTATCTCAAGCAGAAGCCGCGCGAAGTCGACGGGATCACACTTGACGAGTATGGCGTCCCACAATCGTATCGGATCCTGACGCGTCATCCTGGCGACTCGCTCTTGTTCGACTGGGGCGGGCGTCAACGCTACGTCCAAGAGGCAAAAGAGTATCCTGCCTGGCAGATCGTCCACTGGTTCCGCAAGACGACCCCAGAACAACACCGAGGAGCGTCTGAACTTGCTCCGGCGCTTGCGCTCTTTGCGCTTCTGCGACGCTACACGCTGGCTGTCGTTACGGCCGCAGAGACAGCAGCCGACTTCGCCGCGATCATGTATACTGACAGCGTCGGCGACTACAACGCACCGAACTATACAGCCAACCCGTTCGAAACAGTCGACATCGAGCGCGGGCTCATGATGACCATGCCAGACGGCTGGAAAGTCTCGCAACTCAAAAGCGAGCAGCCGACAACGACCTACGAAAGTTTCAAACGGTCCGTTCTTGCGGAGATCGGGCGAGCGATGGGCGTGCCGGTCAATGTCATCATGAACGACTCGAGTCAGTACAACTACGCAAGCGGCCGACTCGATATGCAGGAGTTCCAACGTCAGACAAGGATCGACCAAGCGCAAACGTCTCAAACCGTAATCCGACCGATCTTCCGGCAGTGGTGGCGCGAGTACTCATTACAAAACGATCTCCCAAGAGCGACGCCAAAGATCGAGGTCTACTGGGACGGGTCCGAGCACGTCGACCCTGACAAAGAAGCAAAGGCGCAACAACGTCGGCTTGCGTCGCTTACAACCACGCTCGCGGCTGAATATGCGAAACAAGGGAAAGACTGGGAACACGAACTCGCGCAGATCGCACGGGAGCGTCAGAAGATGAAAGAGTACGGACTGACTTTCGACGAGATCGCTCCGGATCTCGTCGAACAGAATCCGGAATAAAGGAGAACCGATGAACGAAGAGATGTTGTATATCGAGGGATCGTTTTGTAAATTTGCAGAAGCAAAAGAAAACGAACTCCCGAAATTTAGGATCGTTGCAAACACTGGAGCTCTCATGCAGATGTGGCGCGACAAGATCGCCATCGACGTCGACGGCGTCTTTGCGCATACAGAACCAGTTCCGATCTTTAGTGAGCATAACAGTTCCGACGGGATCGGACACTCGACAAATATCCACGTCGATGACGGCTCGCTCGTCATCGAGGGCGTCGTTAGTCGGGAGACGGAGAGCGCGCGGGATTTTGTGTCGAGCGCAAAAAACGGGTTCCCGTGGCAGGCAAGCGTCGGTGGCTACGTCCGAGACGAAATTAAGCTGAAAGATGGGGAAACGCTCGACTTACATGGTGAGACGATCAAAGGACCGGCAATTGTCGCAACAAAATTCGAACTCTACGAAGTCAGCGTCTGCGTGCATGGCGCTGACAAGAATACGAGCAGTACTATCACAGCCCATTTGGGCGCAGATACCAACTTGAAAGGAGCCAATATGGGCTTAGAAAACAAAGAACCTATCACGAACGAACCCGTAACGGCTACCGAAGTCGACGACGGGCTCGAGAAGCAACTGCAAGCGGCACGAGAAGCGCACGCGGCAGAACTCGAACGAGTCGCGGAGATTCGCGCTCGCTCGATGGGCGACGACGAAGCGCTGCAAGCGCAAGCAATCCGAGAGGGTTGGAGCGCTGACAAGTTCGAACTTCACGCGCTCCGATCAGCACGTGGGACCGCTCCGGCAGTTCATACGCCTCAGCCGGACGCGGAGGTTTCGAAGAAGGCGCTCACGATCGCGACGATCCGAGCGATGGGGTACCAGGCGTCGGAGGACCGATTCTCCGACCAGCAACTGACCGCCGCCGACGATCTCGGCAGGATCGGATTCTTCGAGATCGCCGAACGGGCCGCAGGAGCGTCTCCGTTTAGCTTTCACAAAGATCCTTTTACGAGCATCCGAGCGAGTATTTCGACGTCGAATCTCGGTTCGGTCCTGTCTTCGTCCGGATCGGCAGTCCTTGAACATCTGACCGGGCGACTCAATACCCAGTGGAAACAGGTTTTCAAAGTTGGGGATCTCGACGACTACAAAGAGACCGACCGATTCAGCCTCGAAGACAACTTCGAATTGAAAAAGGTCCCGACTGGCGGCGAGATGGAACACGGCGAATTCGCCGATGAAAAGTACACGATCCAAGCTGAGGACTACGGTCGTCAGTACGCGATCCCAAAGAAGTACATTGTGAACGGTGAAGCGTTGAAAGTCTACGCTTCACTGCTCGAATCGATCGCGCTGGCCGCGAATACAGCGATCAATCGTCAGGCGTGGGGGCTCTTCATGAATCCGTCTGCGTGTGCTGACGGCAAGGCGTTCTACCACGCTGACCACGGCTCGTTGAAGACGTGTGCATTTACGTTCGACAACTTGGCGTCGGCGCGAGAAGCTTTTATTCAACGCAAGAAGGCGAAGTCGACAAAGACCGACGAATCGCTCGGGATCGAGCCGTCGTTGATCGTCGTCCCGACTGCGCTCGAATTCTCCGCGCTCATGGCGACCAAGGCGACGACCCTGAACAACGGATCAACCGCAAACAATCCTGCCGACTACAACCCCTACGCAGGCAGGTTCACCGTCGTTGGCGTGCCGTACCTCTCGTTCCCGACGTTCACGAACTACTCGTCGACGACCTGGTACTTGGCGGCTGATCCGACGTTTGTAACCGCTTTTGAGATCGCGTTCCTCAACGGCCAAGAGTTTCCGACGATTCGTCAAGAGGACATGGAGATCGGCAAACTTGGGATCGCGTTCGATGCGTCCTTTGCGTTCGGAGTCGCCCAGCGCGACTATCGCGGAGTGTTGAAATGCACCGCGTCTTCATCTAACTAACAACAGGAGACATATATAATGGCTAGAATCCTCTATTCCGACAGCGGATACAAATACACCAACACCGGTTCGACTCCGATCACTGCTGGGACCGTCGTCGTCAATTCGAAACTGTTCGGGATCGCTTCGGCGACCATCGCCGCCGGAGCAACCGGATGGATTGAAACGAAAGGCGTCTGGGAGATCGAGTGCGGCAGTACCGAAACGTCGAATATCGGAGACGTCGCGTACTGGAACGCAAGTACGTCGAAGATCACCGCGACGAAGGGCACGAACCTCCCCGTCGGGTACTTTACGACGAAAATCGCGTCCGGGACGACCTCGTGCCCGATCCTGCTTGGCGCCAACCTCCAAGCGTCCGCGACTTGATACTAGGAGTGTAAGAGATGGACTCGTTACCAAGCTACGACGAAGCGTATGCCGGCTATTTGACGGCGTTCAAACAGTCTCTCGTGTTGCACAGGGCTCCTCAACTGGCGCAAATTGAGGCGTTGAAACTCGACAAACGGATTGCTCGAGCGGCTTACGATGACGCGTGTAGGGAGGTCTCGCAGTCCATCTCGT